ATTCGTACATCACTCAACGGGTAAGGGTTTCTGTTATGATTGTTCATCATACTTACAACTGGATAATCTTCAATTGGCAGCCCATTTACAAATAAAAGCTGACCTCCAGCACTCACTACCTGCTTAATCCTGGTTAATTCTATCTCATTCATTAATAAATCACCAGTTTCCATTAATTCTGCAAATGTCTTTTGTTCAATAATGGTGGTACTGCCTTCTATAGCCGAGGGTGTTTCTTCGCCTTGCATCATGATTTGCTCTTGCGTGACTGGATTTATTGCGAGGTGAAAGACAGTACCGAATTCTTTTTCGATTTCTTTATAAGTTTCAACTTCATTGTCGTCAGTAACAACTCGTTGGTCTTTTTGATTATATACTTTATATCCTATTTTCTGACTATACTCTTGAAATTCTTCTATATTAAGAATCTTCTCATCATTCAATTGAGGGTCAAATACACGATAATGAGGAACTTTTATCTTACTATATCTCTCAATGACCTCAATTTCTCTATCTTCTTTAGAAAGTATGCGCTGGGCATTGATTTCTTCCTTACTAACAACCTGATCTTCAAGCCCATGCCTAAGTGATTCTGTTTGAGGAGCAACAGTCACTTCAGTAGCTTTACGGATTGTTTCTTCCATTCCAGGGTACATGGAGATAAGCTGTGCCTCGGAATAGAGTCTAGATACGATTATATTAGACGCATCTCTTGAATAAGGATCTTGGGATGAAGGGTCTATATATACATCAAGTGGATCAATCGCCTTAACGAACACGTCACCTTTACCAAAATCAGCCTGGGGGTCATGGTAAACTACCATACATCCCATTCCCTTCACGTAGTAATCATCAATGGCTTCTTTTAATTCGGTGTTTCCCTTTGAGTTCTCCCATACCCAGCTCATTAAATCTGAGAATATTTGTCCAGTCTTTATATCGCTTCCTTCTCTCCCTGTTGATTGAAAGCGTGGGGTGTTAGCAGTTAACATAGCTTTTGCTTGTTCAACTGCTGGATATATAACATTAACAACTAAAGGCTCTTGAGCTCGTTTTCTAAGAGCATTTACTTGTTCTTTTGTCCATTGCATACCGTTTCTAAACTCGCTATCCTCCATAGCCTGTCTAGCCCATTTAGTACGTATTGATGCGTACTCGGCAAGCAGTTCTTCTGAAAGTTTTACTTCTGGGTTCTTTTCTGGCATGTTTATGATCCTGCGAACTTAGACACATTTAACCCAAAAAAGTTTCAAGAAATTAGCCAATCATCCGACTTTTTTTCATAATCATCCTGTGAGTGATGGGTCATCTTGCCTTCATTGGTATGATAAGGCGTATAATTGTTCTTTGTGGCGTAATATAAGCCATCTAATAGGTCATCATGCTTTCCTCTGGGGAACATTAGCAGCTCATCCTTCAATTCTTCCATATTTTCCAGGATATACATCTTCTTTTGAGCAAACCATGGCTGCATTGTTTCTAGTCTACTAGATTTGTTAGTTCTAGGTGTTTCTTTGATTTCAAGCCCAGGTATGAACAGCCCTAGCTCATCTGCCTTTGTTCTTAAGTAATCACGTAACATTTCCTGGTACCCTACTGATTCTATCCTTGTTTTAACTGGTTTATACTTTTTAAAGTACTGAAGAATATGATCTGCAAGGTTCATAGGTGTAGACCTTTTACGAAAATAAGGCAAAACATACTTATTGTTCTTATTATCAACTGCAACAGCTACAATAGTTGAATAATCAGCATGTTTCTTAATAGAACTAGCTGGATCTACCCCCATAAAGATATTTACAGGCTCAATACGACCAGATGCAAACTCCATAAAGGATTCTTCATCTATCCATCTAATTTTACCATCATAGACCTGAATATACTTCTCTTTGAACATTTGATCTTCATCACCAATGATTTCGCATTGATATTCACGATAAAAGGAAGAAACACGACCAATTGACTCTAATGAACGCTTTTCAGCTTCTAATTTCTCCTTTGACCACATCTCAGGCCATAAAGCAGTTCCATCTTCTTGTAATGCTTTATATCTTCTAGACATCCAACCCTCTGTATCCATCAATGTCTCAACTAAGCAGCGTTGATGCTGCGGTGTTCCTATTACAGCAAGTCTACCTCTTTTGGCATCTAAGGCAGGTATCATTGATTGTAATAGCCACTTTAAGTTGAATTCCATCGCTTCCGATGTCTTTGTGTTATTCATATCCTCTGGGTCATCCAATACCACCAAGGTTGGGCGTTGGTTACCATGTTTTAATCCTACAACCTGCTGGCCAGTACCTCTACACATCACCATTGAGTCATCTTTTAGTACAATTTCTGTCCTGGACCAGCTTCTAGCTGTATGTTGACCCCAATATCCAAATACACTCCTAAGTTCCATGCTATAATCCAAAGCATTCTTAATGGTTTGCAAGAGGCGAACAGCATGGCCTTCAGTTTTGGATGATAATACAACAAACTTAGAACCAGGATGTGTTAAGATATGCCATATAGGAAATACACATGCAACAAGTGAAGACTTTGCATGACCACGTGGTGCAATGATATTTAACTTATTATAATCAGGATTTTCCAGTAATTCAGCTATTTCATAGTGAAATTTGGGAGATGCAGACGAAAACATTGATGGTAAGCATATTTTACCAAATAATATAATATCTTTAGCTAATTTCTCTCGAATTGAGCTTATGTCTTTCAAAACAGCTTTCCATGTTTAGTTTTTTCGTACTTGGACATCTCCTTAGTACATTTAGGTATATTTTTAACTTTAGTGCCTTCAAAAGCACACGAAATAAGTCCACAATGCAATTCCCCTTTGTATTCCGCTGCAAAAGCGCATTTTCTATTATCAATCAATGGACATAGCTCAAACATCAATAACAAGCACTTGGAGGAAGACTATCTTCATCTTCTAACCTCTTTATCAAATCCTCTATATACCATTTAGCTTTCCTCAAGTCTTTTACTGTGTTTCCTTTATAGGGTGAACGAACTATGTACTTGATTATGTTCCCACGAAACCAATCCATTTGCCAGGATGCAATAAACTCTGTAACCTCTATTCCTTTTGTGTAATGATCTGGATGATTAACATCATCTTCATCTATATTAAATTTCAGCATCTACTGTCTCCGTTTTTCTAGAAGCAACCATTTTCTTTTCTTCTGTTTCTATTTTATCCATGATTTGATTGGTCATATCAATTTCTAATGTATCGGTAGTGATTTTCTTATTTGGCTTCATCTCTAGCATATCCACAAAGTTCTCAGCTGCACGTAGCATATTAGACACATCCTGCTTTTCTTCTGCTATTGCAATTGCTTTTAGGATAGTATCCAGGACAAATCCTTTATCAATACCCTTTGAATTCATTATCTCCTTTAATTTCTCTTCTACCATGTCTTTAATAACCTCTTGTTTGAATAATCTCTTAACTGTAGCCCTCGGTATCTTCTGATCTGGCCTGTATATGGTGCCAAGTTTGTTCCAATCGACCTTTTTACCACTCATAACTTGTCCAACATATGCATCAACTACATTCTTAGTCCTTTTCTTCTTCGTTTCACGTTCCTGCCAAGGTTTTGGCTTAACCATAGAGTAAATACCTGCTTCTCTGTTGGGTTCATAGAGCAATCTAGAGCTTCCAGTCACCCATTGTACCCCACAGGTCAATTTAACGATAGTTTTTACTCTACCTTGCGCATCTGTATAGTTATTTCTAGACAAACACTTCCCTACATACTTGTCATCAGTAATAGCCCAGTCGTCTTCATGGGCATCTTTCCAGTAAACAGCACGTGTTGGTGCTTCATCTTCTGTATATACTGTAAATTCTTGGATTTTACCCGCAATTCTGCGTCTTATCTTTTCCATAGGTGTGTGGATTTATATGTAATACATATATGTACTACATATATATGTTACTATTACAGTACTAAGTAATATATTACTTAAGTAATGAAATACTTCAATCCTTTTCCTCTTTAGATCCTTTGGGTTTATTAAGATGCTGCTTGATAATTTCATTTACTATCTCCTTTTCGGCTTGGTATTCGTCAAAATCCCCTACAAAAGCGTCATATGCTTTGTTTAACTCTTCCTGGGTTGTCTCACTTTCTTCAAATTCACCAGTACGTGGATTGAAAACTTCGTATATAACCTTTTTTGACATAAAAAAATGTAATTCATTATAGAAAGTTAAAAAAATGTCATTATCTTAAACAAGTAGAGAGTGATGAAGTTCCAAAAAACTGTTTACAGTGTGTGTGGGAGAAGTTCTCCTTACCCATACCCCTACGTTTTAGGGTTGGCGTTAGTGATTAGGTTGAACTTTCAGATTAGGTTACGCCTTGGTATGAAGTTCAATTAACTATAGGAGAACGAAATGAAACATAAACTTAAGTCCATATTAACTGATACACTATATGTAGGCCTTGGCTCTGCTATCATTGTTGCACGTACTGCAGTAAAGGTAGCCAATACCTGTCGCTACGAAGGGAGAGACTACCTTAAGGACAGAGCTGATGAGGCTTACATGAAGGATTGTCAAGAGAATGGTATTGAAGTAAACTAATTGTCTATATTATGAATCCATACATTAACAAGGTGTGACGTTCCAGTTGCGCCTTGTTATGTATTACTTATTAACTAACATAAGAGGTGTTATTATGACTATACCAACCGATATTATCTTAGCATTTATATTATTAGTGATCTTTAACTTTGCAATGAACTTGTTCTTGTTCTACAAGTGGCATAAGCTCATAGAAGAATACGAAGAGTTAAAGCAAGATGTTCACAATAGAGAAGTGAAGTGGTTATGATATGTAAGGCGTAATTCATTCATTTGTGTTGCGCCTTTATATGTCCTTTTCAAGGGTAGTTATTAAAATCAGTAAGTATACTCGTTAAATTGCTAGTAATTGCTAGGAGTATATCTTAAGAGTTTAAGAAACTTATCTCTACCCTTGACATAACTTTTAATTAAGGAGAAAATATGAACA